ATATGGTGTAACCCAATTACCAGTTTTACCAAAAACGTAGTCTGATGGTTTAGTTGTTCCAATATTTTTAGAATAACCATAATATTTAGGTTGTCTAATCGTTCTATGTGTTCCGTATTCATCAACATAATTTGCTATTGATGGGTATGTAGTTCCAGTACTTGAGTTGAATGAACTTAAACTAATTGTTCTACCAGAGTAATCATAAAAACAAACGTGTGGTGGAGGTGGTGGACATGTAAAATTAATACCAATATCAATATAAGCAAACCCCATACTAATAGATTTCAAGAAATACTCACGTTCATCACTATTTGGTAATGGGTTATTGACACCATCACAATCTGGGAAAGTTATTGTTTTAGCATTAGTATATCTTGGTATGTGTGTATATAATGGACTACCACTATAAGTTAAAACAACAGCATTTGTTGAGTTGTTTTTATAAATAAAATGTGAGTGATCTGGTGTTTGGTAATATGTTGTACCTGATGTAACAATAATTGTTAATGGTTCAATTGTACCGACACTATTATAAAATGATGTACCAAAAGGATAATTTGCCGCATAAGTTCCTATAGCAGCAACCGTGTTCAGACGATATAATTCTCCATGATATGTTACAAATACACCATATCTTCTAAGTTTTGTTGTATCTAAATTATACAATAAACTTGTTGATGTTGTGGCACCTGAAGGACTTGTAATGTTACCTTTGTAATCAGATGTTGTGTAATCTTTATTTGAAATCCACTTGAAAAAATTAAATCCTGTACCACAATATTCTGAATTGGAATATTGAACACCGAAATATTGGTTGATTGTTGGATCGATACCTTTAATTTTTTTACCGATTAAACCTTCCAAACCAACACTGATAGGTGTTGCTTGAATAGATTGTCTTAATGTTCCAACTGAATTTACTGCTGAAGAACCTTCGTAAACTGGTTTTTTAGCAGTCGTTTGGAATTCTGAACCTTCAGTACCTAACCAAGCTAAATCATTGTTTTCACCGTGTTTGTAAACAAATTTATTATCAAGATGTGAGCTATTTCTTATCTTTTTACCAGTATTAATTATTGATGTTGCTGGAATAAACTGTTGTATAAGTTTAACCCAATTAGTATCAAACAACCCAAGGAACTCAAGAGCTTTAGCATTTGTCACATAATCTCCACTTAATTTCAAGAAATCAAAATAAATTTTTGATAAAGTTGGATATGTAACAATCGTTTTTCTTGTCTCTACAGGTATGTATTTTTCTAATACCTCTCTTAGATATTGATTAAATGTTATTGAATTCGGTGTTATTGGATTTGTATATCCAGTGCTCAATGTTGAATCAATATTAATATTATTACTCGCATAATATTCGTATATTGTGTGGTCTATAATTCTATCACTTGACAAATAAACCTCAAGTTCTTTTGTATTGATAGACAATCTTGAGTCTTGTTCGTAATAATAAGTTGAGTATACATCAGAGTCATTTTCTCTATACAATGGCGTTTCAGTATAAACCCATGATTTTTGGTTATCAAGGGTTCTAAATATATCAAAACCTTTTACACTATCAAAATTTCTGAACGCATCAAGATATTTCTTACCAAAGTCATAAGGCCCCACATTTTGGGAATCTTGTGTCAAATATCCGCCAGATTCTTGAAATGCAACATTTGACGGTATTGTAGGATAACCATCTCCATCAAAAGGATATACACCAAGTAAAGATGTAGGATCTACAACATTTGATAAATTATAAATTTTGTTTAATTTATCAATCGGATCAACTTTATTTGACGCTAAATAAACATATTCATTTATTTCTGTTATATAATCAGGAATACCAGCAATTTTTAAAATGAACTCTATTGATTTTCTGGTTCCTTTTGATTTAAATAAATAGAATGCGTTAATAGCAATCCTTCTCCATAATTCAATATCTAATTCAACTGGAGTAATGTCTGAAACTAATTTATAATCCGCCGTGTTGAAAAATGACTGTATAAGCGTATCTTGATCTTCTATTTCAAAAGTTTCAAGACCTAACATATGAGCAAAGTTTTTTACTAAAACATCTGGGATATTTTCAACCTTATCATATGTTAAATTGGTCATATAGGTTAAGCCGTCAACATATCTTTTAACGTCATCAAAGTATCTACCATATAAGTTAAAAATAATTTGTGCTTTCTTATCTACTGTATCAAAATCTTTTAAAGAGTCCGTTGTTAAAAATCTTGATATTAAATTTGTTTTATATGCATCGAAGTCGTCCGATATTGTATTTAGTTGTGTTAAAAAGTCATCAAACTCAGAATCAAATAAATTTACATTTACTTCATCATATACTGGAAAATATATTGCTGTTTTGTTCAATACAGTATCGCCATTATCATTTGTTTCAGGCACAACAAATTCAGATTTGTATGCTTGTGTTGTTTCATCATAATTTAATAAAAATTGTCCAAGATCTGATATATTTTGTAAAAATTCATTAAATTTTTCAGCGGACGGTTTTATATAAAAAAGAACATTTGCTTCATTGTTTGTGTTTAATTTATCTAAGAATGGCCTTCCGTTGGTTGTAATCACCAAACCATTAGCTAAATCAGATGTAGATGTTGGTAGTGATACATTAATGATTGGGTATTCTATACCATTGTAATAAATTACAAAATCTGTGTAATTTTTACCGAAATTTCTCAATGGGGTAAGCGTAGGATCGTCAACTTTTGTAAGTGATTGTGATGTGTAATCAATTCCAAATGGGTTAAACAGATTACCTATATTAACTTTGAATGTTGCTCTATTAGTTGCTGTTAAATTAACATAATTAGTTACAGACGGATATAATATTGAAATTGGTGACGCTTTGATACCGCCTGGGAAATCTTGTGTGATTTCAATAATTGTATTTTTTATTCTCTCTTTTAACGATGAGAATAAAACATAGTTTTCAAGTTTGCGTTTGTCAAACAATATTGTTGCGGTAAGATTACTTTGAACTTTGTTGTTTACAAAATCAACTAATTGTGATGAATTTATCCCAGCCTTTTGACTTATAATGTTGGCTGTGAACTTTTGAGTTGGGTCTGCTTGAGAAACTTGTGTTGCAGTTGTGTTTTGAACGATATAACTATTACCAATTGTAAAATTGCCAAGAGTAAAAAAAGGATCTCCTTTATCTACCTCAGTTGTTGAGTTAGCAAATTGTAAACCAACCAATTTATCACCAAAAACGTCTGAACCGAACGCCGCAAGTTTACCTTGTTGAACGTAATATCTTAATGTTTTATCGTACTCAAGATATGTTGAGCATGGTACATATTTTGTTTGACCGTTAACTATATAAGTTCTGTAACCGCTACAACCTAATTCGGCTGAACGTGTAAGTGCCTCTTGTGCGGTATCAAATAAATCACCAATTATTGGTGTACTACTAAAACTCAAGTCAGCCATTATTGTATAATATTGTTATAAGCTTTCGAAGTATCTATAGTTGTTCTTTTACGTCTAACCTCGTATAATTTATTATTTAAATTGTCTCTAATTTCATAAAGATCGTATTGGGCATATATGTTTTTATTTGAGTCATATAACGTGTAAATACCATCATCGATAGATTTTGTTTGATCGCCGTATAGTGCGATAGCCAATGAGTCAAGATCATAATTTACAAGCTCAACCTCAAATATTTCTGGTGCAAAATTGGTATTTGTTATAATAACACTTTGACCTTTTTTACCAATAAAAGGGGTTGCTGTAGGTTTGAAACTTGGAGCCGCATTAGGTGTTACAGTACAAAATAACATATTACCTGTATTGTTGTAAATATATTTAATGCTTTTTTGAGAAGAATTAGCTGTATTTACTTGTACTGGTTCAGATATAAATGAGGATGTTATAATTCTATAAAGATTTCTAACTTTAGTACCATCAGCATTTAAATATTCTACTCTATAACCATCAAGGCCATTATTAGTAAATTTACTAATATATTCAGTTGGTACAGAGTTTCTATCGAAAACTAAACCTTGTACATCCGAATATGTTGCAAGTTGGGCACAATCAGCTATTGTAACCCTTATTTGAGTTGGTCTTACATATATTGTATAAAATCCTATAGCATTGAATGTTGTTACTGGAAGTTTAAGGTTGTATAATCCACCTAAAACTTCAACGTTTGTACCACCAAGCGTTGAATTACTATAAACTGGTGTCAAAACATCACTACCATTTAATTGTGTAATTATTTGGTTTTCTGTAGCATTTCTGGTTGGCGTGTATATTACTATAACCTCAACATCTATCGGATCCACATCTGCTGGTCTTTTTACACCATAAACTCCTATCGCCATATTAAAATATTTTTTCTATTTTATTTAACATTTTTAAAATTGAACCCTTGCGAATTCATTTTATAATAATTTATACCAATTTTCATAAGTTCTGACACCGAAGTAACGTTTTTCAGTCTTATAACTGGTTCGAAAGCGTTATTTACACCTCTATCAATAAATACTTGATTAAAGATTTTAGGTTCCTCAATTAATCCAGGATATAAAACAACATTTGCATTATTTTGCGGAGTGTCGTCAGCTCGTCTATACATAAAGGTAGTTGTTCCATCAGGAAAATCAATATATTTTATAGGATAGTTAGAATTAATATACAAAACATATTCAAGATAATCGCCAATATTCAAAATCATACCATATTGGTCGGTACCAGATATTTTGATAGGAACATGTATTTTTTTCAAATTTGATGTCGTATTTGTATTTTTCTGGGTTTTGGATGAATTTACAGCGTTATTCAACTGACTTATAGAAGAAAATCCTTTGACAGAATTAGTATTATATTTATATGGTGAATTTACATCAACAGATTTTACCACATTTGCAGAATTATAAAAATTTGGCTCAGAAGAATTTGTTATCAAATTTGTATTTGGTTGGTTATTTACATCCAAATCGATATCCGAATAAGAATTATATAGGTTACTAAATTTACTTGTGGTTGTACCAGTAACAAAAATATACTTTGTTGTATTAAAATAATTTTTAATATATTCATATGATTTTAAGTCTACAGGCGTTGTTGTTAAACTTGCTGGTACGGTAGTTTGGTTTACTACTTTTACGTTTAATGTGGCACTATCGTTTTGTGTTGTTGTATAACTATTTAAAACCGATTTATCTAATGCGTATCTATTTGGTGAAATTGCTGTATTATATGATTTATCCAGCATATTTTCTATAGTATCAATTGTCAATTTATCAGCATTAATATATGATCCAGTTATAGATACAACCGATTCCAAACCAATTAAAATATTATAATCTGTATTTCCTATTAATATTTCCATATCTTAGCTCAATTTAAGCGTATAATTTATTGGAATACTATACTCCATCTTATTTTTAGCTGAATCTTTCAACTCCAAATTAAGATTAGCTGTTATTGTAATTTCATTATATGGGTTATAAATAAAGTATGCGGCAAATTCACCAAGAAAAAAATTAAGATTTATATCTATACTATCATTTGGTTTTATTGATGTGGTATTTTCGAATTCGTACTCCGCAGTTATACCCAACATGAAAGTTCTAAGATTACCAATTTCTGATTGCACTGAATAATTATTGGTATCTTTAACTATATTGTTTTGTATATAATTGGTAAGACCTTGTAACGTACTACCAGTTGTAATTCCTGAATTTCTATATTCGAATTCATAATATTTTGTCAAATCAGAGTTACTATAATTAGTATTAAGCGATGTAAAATCGATATCATTTGACAAATGTTGTGTCAAGTTAACAGAGCCAGGAAAATTAGTTTTAAATTTATTTAAGATATAATCACTATACCCTATTATATTATCACCACCATATACAAGAAAAAATAGTTTCTGCAACATTTTATCACTACTTAAATAATAATCAAACAATCGATTCAAATCATCCAAATCTGTTAGGTCAATATTAAAGATATTATTATTATTATAAGCATCATTATTTATTGTTGCGTTTTGAATTGCATCATCAATAAGATTTTGTAAAGTTTGGCCATTTGGGATTACATAATAAACCCAATTATAATTTTCATCATATGACTTATAATAATTTTTATTTATATAATCTGCCAGCCCATTCAAGACACTTGAATCTTCTCTATACGTATTTATCAAAGAATCGTCTGAGATGAAAGCAGTAAATTGATCTGAAAAAAGATTATTTTTTGTAGTATATATATCAGAATATGTAATATATGATTCTGCAATAATTCTTTTTTTATTGTATTTGTCTATTGAATAGACGTTATTATCATTAAAAACAATTTGTTGGGTGTTACCTGGCAACTGGTAATTATCAAGATATTGTAATGGATTATGATTTATAGTGCAATTACTAAGTGACAATTTATTTATATAAAAACTATCTGAAGTTCCATTATTTGTTATTTTTATACTATCTATCAAATGTTCATAGCAATTTACATCTATAGTTGTTTCACCAACATTTTGATAACTAATAATTTTATTTGTAAAAGGGAACATTTTTTTGATGGATATACATGATTGATTATTCACCAAATTATTCTTTAATGTTGTTTTTATGAACCCAGATGTTTTATCATCATTAATTACAATATGTTTACCAATACTTCTGTTTGCTATATTAACATCATAATCAAAATCAGATATTTGGGAAAAATAATTATTTATTTGATCATTATCTAAATACAATAACTGATTAGTATCTGGTATTTGAATATTTGTTTTATTAACAGACGGTTTGAATATTCGTGTATTATCAACAGTGGTAATTATTGGTTCATTTAAATTTATAGGTCTTGTATTGGGTACAAGTTTACCAGCCCAATAATCATCGTAATATAATTGGTAAAGATCAATATCATATGCCTCAATTATATAATCGCCAATAGCCTCGTTATACTCATATATACCATATGTTTTATTATTATAATTGAACATATAATTCAAGTATTCATTTTTGTGATTAAAAGTTGTTTGAGATTGTACACCTTTTTTTTGCGGACTATGTATTGAAGATGGGATTAATGGAATTTTATTACCAGAAAGGGCATCCCAAAAACTGAACTTCACATAAAAACTTTGTGTTGTATAACTATTCAAAAAATTAATTGAGAAACCTTCTACACCATCGATTAAAGAGAACGATGGTCTTGCTTGATAAATCCCATTTACAGATTGTTCATGATACATATATCTATCATTAACAAAAATTGGTATGAACATGATTCTTTTTTGGGTTGTTGGAATTGGTGTTGTATAGAATTCCATAGTCAAAAAAGAGTTATATAGGAAAGCCGATTTACTAAAACCATTTATATCATTTTTCCACGTTTCGATTTTTTGAGAAAATGGAAATGTAAAAGAATCATAAAATAATGGTAAACCACTCTGTAATGGTTTAATTTTTATAAACTCCTCGATTGGATTAGTAACTAAATATGGTCTTGTGATATTGATTTGTTGTGGTGTTAAATTAGCATCAAGTGGCGTTAATGGTGCCAAATTATTGTTATCCTGTTTAATTTCATATGGGTTCAATATAGTAATATTAGTATCTAATATACTCTTAGCCGAACTCAGATATGTTGAGAATGCTGGTTCAATATTCTTAACTATATCTGGATTCAAATCCATATTTTTAAATGACAAAAAATATGTAAATAAATTTATAGTGTTAGATTTTGGCTTAAAATTATATATCTCACTGTCAAAAATAGCATTGATTGTTTTATCAACAGCTTTATTCAAAAGATTTTGGTAATAAAAATCCGTATCCGAACTTTGATCTTGATTTGTTATATTGGCAACAACATTCAAATCTATATTATTTAATACTGATGTTAGCATGGTTTATCTGTATATGTTTGGAATGGATTATTATCAAGGTTTTGTTGGTTTGTTGTATCACCAATTAGTGTATCAGTTATAGAATTTAAATCATTTATAAGATTGTTCAAATCATTTATTCCGCCATTGTTCAATAAATCTGCCTGGCTAATATCGTTGATATTCAAATCGTATTTTGTTGTTTTATTTTTTTCAATATTCAAAATAAAGTTAATATTATTAAAAACATAATATGAATTATTCATGAATGGAAAATCAACAGTAACACCATTTTCATCAGCAACGCCAATATCATAAAGATCCCTCCATAAATATGTTTTTTTGGTTAAACTATATGATGCGTAATCTGGCATATTCAATACATTATTACCAGTTTCAACATAGCTCGATAAATGTTTTATTGTTATATTTGTGAACGGATTATAGTGAAATAGAACATCATTATGTATAAATCTATGATACATAGGTGTTATTTCGGTTTCTGTTAAATTTTCAAGACTGTATTCACATAATGATATCATGTGTATATCACCAACTTTAGGTTTTGATGCTAATAACGTGGTTTTAGCTGGTGATACCATTTCAAACCCATCTGAATCGGTTGTGAATTCTATTAAATTATAAAAATTTGCTTCAACATCACCAAAAGTTGCATCGCTTGTACTACCGTTTTTGAATACCCCTATATACAAATTATTTAATGGATAATTTAAATTATCTCTTAATAAATCTGTATTTATTGTTTGTTTAAAAATGAAATTTTCATTAATACTACCGTAAGTTGATTGGGAAAATGCACAATCATCAAAATTATCAAGAACCGCCAAAACCTGTGCTTTCTTCACATAATATTCTAATATTTCATTGTTTTGTATTTTTCTTATGAAATAACTTGGTTTTGCAACTTTATATATACTTGGTCTATTTGATACAAAGTTTTCTATATCTACAGGTGTAAATTTAAAATCTATATTTCTTATACTAAATTTTAATGTGTTAGTTGTTGTAGTAGAAACTTTTTGAGTATTATTGATTAAAAATGATTGTAGCTTTTTTGGACTAACATTTACCTTTATATTGTTATAACCATTTTCAGCATTCATCAAAGCAACATTATTCAATGGTGAATATACTTTGGTTGGTGTAATAAATTTATTATAATTAAATGATGCGTTAACCGTTATAAGATTACCATTAACACTTGTTATTTCATATATACCTGAACCTAAATATTGAGCATTATTTGGATCTGTATTTGTTATATACACACTGTCACCTTGGGAAAAATTATGACCAAGATATAATAAAAAACCAGCTGTATTATCTTTAAGACTTTGAGTTTTTGTTAAAGCAGGTAAACCATTATTTAGATCGTATGTGACATCATTTTTAACATTATTCAATATTTTTTGACCTTTAAATCCGTTATCTTGAATAGGTTGTAACAACACAACACTCCAATTCTGGTTTGTAAAATCCAATAAGTTTTTATTGATGGTTATTGGTGTTACCGCAACTGGTTTGGATGATTTATTTACAGGATTGGTATTAATGATTGGGTTAATTTTACCATATATTCTAAAATTATTAGAGGATTGTTTTTCTAATATAAATTGACTGTCTTGACTAATCTCCAGAAATAAATTTGTTTCTATAGTATTAGATGACGGTTGTTCCAATATAAGTCTTGTACTCAAATCAACATTTGAGTTTGCCGTGCTTTTATACTGTCCTAATACTTCTGTTAAATTATCCATATTATTTCTTAACTTTATAATATAATTCAATATCTTTTAATGCATTATTTGGTTCAAATCTTCCAAAATAATAGAAATTGTTATTGAATAAGTTAGCTTTATAGTTAGTTGTTGAAAACGAATTGATTGATTTTGAATAATCGGTTTCTGCCTGAGTAATGTCACCTTTTCTGAATGAAGAATAAACACCATTAGATATTAACACATCAAGATCATCTGTAATATCAACAACATTAAAATCCATAAATTCTGTCAAGAAGATATCTTCAACTGAATTTATAAAAGGGCCGTATGTATATTGTAAATTTACGGCTTGAGTATATGGATTCTGTATACCATAAGAATTCGCTGTGGAACCAACAACATTTTGAAGTTCCAAAGCATAACCAGTCAAAAATGGTGCTGGTAATGTTGTATTATCACCATAATCCCATGTTAGGTTTTGACCGTATGTGGATACGCCATTAGAATTAAAAAAACTACCAGCACTATATAGCTCTCTGAAAACATCCCCTGAATTAACACCATTCAATCCAACACCAATACCCAAGTATTTTTCGTATTCTTTTATTGGTGTGTTATATGTAACCGAACTATCAATATATGGTATGTTAATAATTGCGGCTGGTGATATTATATCATCGGTACTATTTGGTGCAGGATATGGATATGCTGTTGGTTGTAAATTGATACTTAATCTTGGCATTAAAACCGAACCAATTATATCAATACTATTTGTATCATTTGTAATATTTGGAATATCTCTGAAATCAACTGGATAATTCCAATAGATGTCATTAGATACTTTATACGGACTTGTATACGGAAACCACGATACATAATTACCTGATTCCCTAACATCATCAATTGTATGTTTATAATAAGTTGTTTTTAATGTATAAAATCTTCTTTTTCTATCGTGTATATCATATTCGAATAGAGAAGTCGATATATCATTCCAGCCACCAAGATTAGGATCTCCATCACTTGTTGATGGAACTCTAAAACCAGGTAATATTGGATTGGAATACCAGCCCTCTGGTTGTCTTCTACCGTACCATGATTCGGAATTTTCATAAAATTCAAATGTATAATGTCCTTTTGTAGGAATACCAGTCTTTTTATCTTTGGATGGTAAAAGATCACCAAACTCATTATAGGAATAATAATCCTCATACATTTGTAATGCTAATCTAAATATGCCATTATTAACAGATAATTCATATACACCAGTTCTTTGTCTACTCACCCCATCATCCGCTAATTTATAAACAACAACTTTAGGATTTTGGAATGGATAAATATCACCATTCATATATCCAAGAGATGAATCTGTTGCAAGTATCTGTGGTTGATTTGGAAATGCTTTGGTATTATCTTGTAATTGTGCCATCTTGTATGTTGCCGAATCAATGGTAAATCCACCTGACAAAGAATCAAGATAACCAAAAAATACTGCTGACGGTGTGTATTTAAAATTGACTGTAAAATCACATCTTGTTATACCGACATCGCAAAAATTATCGTCACCCCAGAATGGTGCAACGTTAATTGTTTTTTGTCCATGAAATATATTTGGCATAGATGATATGTCCAACTTTATCTTCACAGCAAAGTTGTTATTACCGTAATAGGTATAATCTGGTATTTTATTAGGATCTACTGTTTGACTTGTTGTTGTACCAAATGCACTTATTAATGTACCAAGACTATCTAACGCATTATTAACTGTTGTTAATTGTACAAGATCATTAGCTGAAATATCAAATGATTCTGTATCGAAAACATCGAAATCCATAACAACATCTTGTTTACCTAATGGTACACCAAATATCATATAATCACCAGCATGGTTAGTTATGGTTGTATATTTATAATATTTTTCAAAAACCTCAACAGATTGTGGATAATGAACAAAATCATTTATATTAGGGAAATTACCAACCGCTCTATGACTTGGGTTTGCGCCTCTAACTCTTGGTAACAAGTTATATCTTACACCATTTGGATATGTATCTGTCAATGATGTAAATGGATATAGTTGTGTTATTTCTGGTCTTTCTTGATCGTCAGCAGATATTGGTACAAATACAGTAACTTTAGCATTTTGAACCCCAAATCCATTTGTTAATGTAACTCTACCGACAATAACACCAAAATCCGAACACATTCTTCTATATGCATCGGTACTTGTAATTTTCAAACTCAAAACATCAAGAGTTTCAAACTCTTGTTCTAAGTTTACTCTTACAACTTTTTCATTTTTATCGTTTAAATTTATCGGTATTCTTATATCACTCATATTATATTAATGTTCTAATTGGTGTTGATACAACTGGTATTACAACTATATCACTATTAGGGTTTCTTAATTGTAGAATTTGATTTTCGTCACAATTTAATATACCTGTTGTTATATCTATCTCCCCTGTTGAGGTATCTAAAATGTTTTGATTAATAGTATTTTGTGAATATCCTGAAGTTGTTATATTAAAAACCTTGATATAATTTAAATTAAGAACACCTTGTATTTGGGAAATTATTTTATTCAAGTTGTAAACATAATAACTTTGACCCATCTGTCTATTAGTTGAAACAAATTCATTGGTTACAGCAGAAATTATTTGTGTTACTGTTGAAAGTTGTGATGTTGAATCTACAACAACAGATATTTCAAAACTCAAATCAACAACTTCGCCAGGTTTTACAACAACATAATCATTTATCATCCTATATTCTGAAAGATATGTAGCTATATTTTCGAGTATAACACTTGTTATTTGTGAATCGAAAGCACCACTACTATCAACAGTTATTGGATTAACTTCTATTTTATTTTGATTTTGTCTCACACCTACTCTTGCTGGGGTACCAAAATTACTTGGCATACCCAGTAATATTGCTTTATAATCATTTAATGTTACAGCTCTGTTTTGAGCAGCAAAATTATATGATATATAATTTCTCAATTCCTCAATTGATGGAGCTTCACCTCCACCAACAGCTGGTGTAATGTTAGTAACAGTCAAAGAGCCTTGTACAATACCATTAAGCTGTGCATCAGGGCCATTCAAAGTTATATTCAAATATCCAAATGATGTAATCACATTAGCGCCAACATTACTTGAGGATCCACCACCAACTCTATATTTCACATACATTGTTGTATTTGTTAGTGGTGCATAACCTAAACTATTATTGTTCAATAAATTACTTAATGAAATACTATTACCAGATAGAAATGAATCAAGTATATCGAATGCTTGGTTTGTTTGTCCACCGAATGTTAAAGTACAAAAACCTGTAGGTGTAAATTCTCTTACAAATCTATAGTTTGTATCTAACCATATACCTTTGTAAATACCATCACTTGTTGGCGGTACAGTTGTATCGTATACAAAAACCGAATTTTCAGCTAATGAATTTACTTCATACCATTTGTTTGTTGGTGAAGCAAACTCATTATCTGTAGGATTAGTTGTAAAGTTTATACCGTTTTTGTGAATCACAGACTCAATATCAAGAACATTATTTTCTGGTAATGTTATTTGATAAAAAGGGGTTGGTGGTGTATTGTTAAATACTTGCGTATATATTCTCGTTGTACCAGCGACAACTATACCTGTTTTGGTAATCAAATATGCTGTTAATATACCATTATTGAAAACTGGTATTTTTGTTCTATCTAAAGCACCAGAAGAGTTCAGGTTACTACTAAAATCAACATCATACAAAAGTTCAAAAGTTTGGCCATTACCTTGTACTTGGGTACCAGCTTTTAAAACAGGTAAATATCTTGTATCTTCAGCATCACCAAAAACTGGTACTTGAACTGAGAATTGGCATACGGCTATACTTGCTGATAATGTTGGTAATTTTAAACCATAAGTTTTAGCTATATTAAACAGCGAACTTGTTTCTTGAGCAAAATCAAGTACAGTTTCCTGTAATGACCTATCAATATTAAAATGTAGGTTATCCGCCAATGCCGCTCCAAGGTCAAGAAAGACAGACATAATTGATCCATCATTAAAGTTTTGGATTACATCAGGATAATATTTATTTATATAATCTATCTGCTCTTGTCTTAAAGTAGCAAAGTCTCTACTACCGTATGATATCGTATTTGTTGTTGCCATAATTAGAATGTAATTGTTACGTCATCAGAAACCTCAAAAGTTCTGGAAGTTATTGTATAATCAATTGTTACTGTTACTTTATGATGTGATTGTTGATCATTAACATATGCTGGATCAGTATCATATCGTTTTATATTAATTGTATTAATTTTTAAATTTGGTAAAAATGCTGTGCAAGCATCCTTTATTTCATTTTGGATTGCTGTTGTTACATTATCCGTCAATGGTTCGAATATATATTGATATAAATTTGTACCAAATTCTGGTAAAAAATATCTTGATCCCTTTCTTGTTAATAAAAGGTGCACCAAATCAGATTTTATTTCTTTCTCAGGATATGTTGTTAAATCCAAAAAATCACCGTTTGTAGAATCCTGGAAAGGAAAATTTATACCTATTGTTTTTTGCCTGAAATTCATGTCAAATATTTAATATAAATAGTAATCAAAATAAAATTATAGTCAATAAAAAAAACCACCCAGAGAACTGAGTGGTTCATATTTAAAATATTTAAATATTTAGTTTAACTTTTTATCAAATCCTTTTTATCGATATCAATTTCACATAAACCTCCAGCGCAAGCCGCTTCAGCTTTCTGATCAGTATTATCTTCATGTTCGATAATCATAGTAAGGTCAATATTTGATAGATGAGACATCATTTCTTCGTATTTTTCCTTAGTACAATCTTCAAAAGGAGCTTGGATATAAGTTCCACCATCATAAGGTAATACAGATAATCCATTATAGAATTCTTTATTATCCCACATCCATGTACCTACTGTATCCCATTCATCTTCCTTGATTGCAATAGTAGCTGATACGTTATGTGTGTTTTCACCCTTTCTATGGCCAGGTTTAATCCATTCTTTGCTAATTTTTTTAACTCTTTCCAACAAATTTATAGCTGATTCGGTTCTATAAATTGAATTTTCTGGTGCTTTTTGAGGAACACTGATAACAGCCGTATCGTGTGGTCTAAAATATTCATCTTCAATAAGTTCTGGATGATACATATATAAATAATTATATATTGACTCATTTTTACCAACACGGATTCTACGGATGTAATAATCATTGTGCCATGCGTGAATACCTGAAGATGTACCAAGAACTAATGAGCTTGTGCCTGATGGTTTAACTGTTGTTGTTCTTGCGGCAGCATTTATACCTATAATTGCCGCAACACGAGCATTTTCTTCTTTTACAAGTTTAGCTGCTCCCTTAATATCGTAGTTTAATACAATACCAGAACCGATACCTGTCATTCCTACACCAATTAGAGCCTCTTTTTCAGTAGTTCTTTTCCAAATCTCACGAAGATAATGGAAGTCTGTATAACCAGCCTGTAATGTACCTATAAATGCGGCAGCTTTAACTCTTTCGTTGTAGTCTTCCTGAGATTCAATATTTGAAACATTTACCTCACATAGATTACAGAATTGATATGGTCTTAGTGCAATTTCGCAACATGGGTTGGTACCCCAATCCTTATCATTTGTGAAATAAATACCAGGTTCTCCAGAACCAGACAACTTGATTCTCAACCAAAGATCATCAAAGAATTCTTTAGTTATTTTATGTCTAAGTAACACGGCAGAATTATTCGCTCTACCTCTTTGAGGGTTATTTTCCCACCATGCACCAGATTTACAAGAAATCATTTCATCATCGTCAGCGGAGAATAAACAAATTAGTGCCGCTCTACGGATACCTCCTGCAAGTACTGCATCTGCAATATAACATACAATATCATGAACTTGGATTGGTGTTAATTTTTCACCATCTTCTATAGTATCTAATATTTTTTTAATATTATGAATACAATCTTTAAGTGGTTGAGGCCCTGGAGCTTTACCACCAGATGTGATTAATCTCGCACCTTTTGGTCTAATATCTGAATAATCGAATACTGGTGTTGAAGAAATATCACCTGTGTATGATTTTAACAAGGTTTTGATAGCGTCAGCCCATCCTTCAATTGAATCAGATATCAAAAATCTTCTGTTTCTTGTTGGGTTTGGTTTTCTTATTTCTGGTAATTTTTCTACGTGATGTCTTTGTACTGAGTAACCAACACCAGTACCACCAAGCAATAAAAACATTACTTCACTAAAGCAGTCGATGTGGTCTATTGGTGAATAACAACAATTACCAGTCACAATACCACCAGATAAAACAAAACTTTTATCATCCTCAACTTCAAGACACCACACATCTTCTGGTACAAATGAATCATTAACTTCAGTCATAGACCAAGATGTGTTTGGTCTACTACCAATATGATTTGTTATTGAAAAATCTTTAGTTAATGGTCGTTCACCAAAATTTGTTATTTCACCTGTTAAATCAGAAATATTTGTAATATAATAACCACAAACCTCCAAATATTTTTTAAGAAAATCTATATGATCTTCCTGTGAAGATTGTATAGATTTATATTTAGATAATGTATTATTTTCATACCAATCTGGGTTTTTAGCACCGTCAGCGGATAAATAGCCATCCATAAAGGCTTTTATCATATTTAAACCATCTATATTTATATCTGGCGTTGTTTTTAAATATTTACCAGTATAAACCATAATATCCCCATCCAAACTATTAGAGGTAGATGTTTCAAACCCCATTTCTTTGAATCTGTAAAGATATTTAGTTGCTTCATTTCCACACAATCTAACCATAGAATATTTAGCTTCACCATTCTTTTTAAGAAGTGTACCATCACCAAATACATAACCATAACACCAATATAATCTTTCCATAGGTGTTGCATTATTATAATCAAAATTTTCATTTTTTTGTGTTGGAAAGAGTGGTTTATTCAATTCAAGTTCGGTTGTTTCAGAACCATCAAATAAAATCCATCTATGGTTTTTGGTAACTCTGATGGTTTTTTTACTTTTACCCCTACTAAAGGTGGCTGTTGATAGAAACTGTTTACCATAATTTTTAACAACGGCTGATTTCCAACTACCAGTATGTGTTAAAACAGTTATAATATCTCCATGTTCAAAATCCTTAAATGATTTTGTTCCCTCCGATGTAATAAATTCAGTTTCCCTACCAAAACAATTGTAAATTCTGTTTGGTGAAATTTCAATTGGTTTACCACCAAATTGAAGTGATCTCATAGAAGGTAATACTTTTTTGTCATATACAAATTTGTATTTTTCTTCAATTTCATCTTTTAACATTGGAAATTTTTTAATATGCATTTCCATGTTTCTTGTTACTAAATCTTCCCAGGTTTCTCTTCTTTCTTTCTCTGGTAAGTACTTGGCATACTTCATGTATACCGTAATGTCGCTTAAAATTTTTTGTGATATATCCATTTTTTTTATCGGTTTTAAAAATAAATATAACCATTTTTGTCAAGGTTTATATATATTTTTTTATAGTTTGTTATTTACTGGGTTGCACCATTTTTTTCCCATTTAGATCTTAAATTTTCGTTCAAGCTTTTCTGACGATTTTGCTTATCTTTATCCTCGAAACCCTGTATAGATATGACATCTTCGGTATCAATAAGCATACGTTTATTGTCAAAAAGGCAGTTTTGGAAAATCATTCCATCAGAACCCATACGATTTTTCAATATGGTTATAGTCGCTCTACCATTTTCTTTTTGTTCCAAAGTTTTACCAACACTTACAATAAGGTGAGCGATTTGTGCTTTTTTCAAGTTTCCACCCATATTTTCGGTTTTTACAACCTCAACACTTGTGGATGATCTATTACCTTGTGTAGCAACCCAACTGGCAAGGTTTAATTCAGATGTCATTGATTCTACTTGGCGCATAATTTTACCCTCATTAGACCAATCTTCAGCACCTGCAAATTCTTTTTCTGCTGATAAACAATCAAGGTAGTCAAGAATTAATACATCTATTTTATCACCTTTAGAATTGATTCTTTTGATTGTATTCTTAATTACACCAACGGTACAACCATCTGCGGACAATTTAAGTATATATAATTTACCAATACCTTCTTGATTATTGATAATCTTGATTTTCTTTTTAACCTCATCTTTACGCAAAGATAATTCAGGTAACGGAATTTCTGTAGAACAAGAGTAATGTTTTCTCTGAACATCTTTAGGACTATCCTCAAAAAATATTTGTAATACATTCCTACCTGATCTATAGGCAGTATTAGCTATTTTGGTAAGCATTGTTGTCTTACCTACTCCAAGTGGCGCTATTATAAGCGCTAATTCACCCCTTGCTAAACCACCATTTGTAATGTTATCTATTCCAGTGATACCAGTTGGAATAGGTTCTCTATAATCATCAGATAAAACATTATCTATTTCAAATTCAAGATTGATAGGTTCATCTATTTGTCTGAAAGTCAAGGCTTTCTTTAATGTTTCTTCGATATTATCAATATCTTGTAGAATACCTTTATCAAGTTTGCTTTTGATACTGTTTACAGCATTTTTCAAAGATTGCATTTTACAGAATCTTTGCGCTGTATCTTGTACATTTAGATTATTGATTTTACATTTTTGTATGTTATCAATGGTATCTAAAAGTTGTTGTTTAAATGTTTCTGCGTTAATCGGAATATTCATATTGACTTCCGTTCTCAACGCAGGGAAATTTAAAAGGCAATTATGTTCTTTGTAATATTCCTTAATAATGTGGGCTATCTTTGAAAAGGCCTCATTTTGAAAATATTGTTTATCAATAATATCAATAATTGATAAACCAAATTTGTGGTCTGTTATTATTTCATTAAATAATTGTAATTGATATTCAGGACCAAGATCACTTAAATTTGATATCTTTTCAACCATAAATTAACCAAGTTTATATTCTAAATAATTCAATTCAAGATTTTCTGTTTTAGAACATAACACTCGTTGTACACTTGTGATTATTTTATAGATATGCTCTCTGATGTCTACGCTATATCTTACAGTAGCTGGATATATTCGTGCATCAAATTCACGGTGAGCAATTTCTTTACCATTCATTTTTATTGTAAAAACAAACATATCACTATGTTCATTTTGTTCAAATGATGGGTTGTTAGTGTAATTGTTTCTGTTTTCATTCATAAAATCAAAAGTCTTATTTTTAAGTGATTCCTGAATTAGTCTTATGTTATCATCAATAACATATTTAAAATCTAAACTGTTCACAGCTTTATTATTAAAACCGAAAACATTAAACAATCTTTGAACAATAATATGTTCGTTGAGTTTCAACGTAAACTCAAAATTACGCTCTTTTCTTTCTTCCATAATCTTATATTTTTTTAGTTTTGAAGTAATTTTGTTCCTTCTTTATAATAGTAATAAAAGTTGACCAAAAAACAAAATTATTTGTTTTTATTTTTTGCCCATCTTTCTTTAGCTTTCAAAGACATTTTTTTCTTAGTCTCTTCAGACATATTTTTTTTAGATTCAGACATTTTTCTTTTAGTACCTTCACTCCTTTTTTTTCCAATATTACTTTGAGAAATTTTTAATTTAACATCTTCAGTTATGATAGTACCTTTTTTAATATCTGACATCTTTTTTTTATATTCTTCACTTCTGTTCAAAGCGGAAAATCTAATTTTTTCTTTAGTTTCATCCGACATCTTTTTTTTAGATTCAGACATCTTTTTTTTCGTATCTTCAGAGTGTTTTTTACCTAACTGAGCATCAGACATTCTTTTTTTAATATCGTCAGAAACAATCTTACCTTTTCTTGCCTCAGACATCTTTTTTTTTGTATCTTCATTATGCCATCCACTCCAACCACCATCACCATTTTCAATTTTTAGGTTTGCCCACTCTTCTGATTCAACAATATTATATAATTGACTGTAATAAGTACCTTTCTCTTTTATCTCATCATTATTATAACCCACAAATAAAATTTCAGTTATAATATCTTTTGTTTTTTTATATGATTTAGCCAAACTAAACCACTACCTCTATATTTGAAGGGGTCTTTTATGGTTTTTCCCAAATATTTTAAACCTTTTGGACTTGTTTTAATATAAAGATATATTTTTTGTTTTATATTTATAATTTATTATAAATATAAGATGACCAGTAAAAGATTAAAAGTTAGATTTTTTTAGTTTTAAAATAATTTTGTTCTTTTTTGATTATAGTTATGAACGTACTCCAAAAAACAAAATATTGATCGTCATAACTTGGAATATAATTTATAATTCCATCTTCTTTTATCATTTTCATTACTGAATTAATCCCACCTCTACCTTCTGGATCCATTGGATCATTAACCATAATACTTATTGTTTCCATCAACTCATCGGTTACATTTGGCGCTTCAAGATTAATTATCTTGTTCATCACAGCAAAATAATCGTTACCATATGTGCCCCATTTTGTTTTACCTTCAATAATTGTTTTCAACATATTATTGTCAGGTTTTTCACATAACAATTCGTTTGTACGTTCGATTATCCAATCAGAATCCTTTTTTTCTTTTCTTAATTCTGGAAATAATTTCAACGTTTTTTCTTCACCAATGTTTTGTAAACCAGAAATATTATCACTGCTATCACCAGCAATCATTTTTATTAATCCAACATTACCTTGATGATAATCAAAATAAGTATGAAAATTTTTATCTGTTATCACAACCTTTTTATTCAAAAGATATATTTTAACATCTTCGGATATTAATTGTAATAAATCTTTATCCGAACTCAATATTAATTTGATTTCGTTTGGTGAATTTTTACAGTAATAAGCAATACCGTCATCAGCTTCACATTCAGCAACTTCAACCTGGCGAATATATAACTCCTCAAGGTATTGTTTAATTCGAATACGTTGTCTGCCAAGATCGTAAATTTGTTCTTCAGTATATTGTGAGTTTCTATTTTGTTTGTAATATGGATAATAACCTTGACGATATTTCTTTGAATTTTCACCTTCCCAAAACACCACAACCTTTGTTATTCCATATTCAGAATAAAACCTCTTTATAGTGTTTATAAAATGAAAAATGGCACCAACACTACCATTTTCTGTTTGGGTATTTTTGGTGCCATGAAATCCAATCTTTAGTAAATTCTCACCATCAATCAACAAACTGTTAACTTTGGGTTTATTAATCTTCATAATCGATTGTTCCTCTATCTTCTGTTTCAATAATTTCTAAATCATCAACATTATCAATTACCTCACCCATTTTTGCAAATTGTGATGCGATATAATTCATATGTTCTAATTTATATTTTGCAATCGCTTCTTTACCTTCATTATTTTCTTTACTACCACGTCTATCACTTTTTAGGAAACCTTGTGGTGTAATTATAATGTTTGAATCTTTATATCCAAGACCATTGATGTGATTTTTATCTACAGTGATTTTACTTCTAACAGCTATGTTAATAGTTCTACCGTTTTTAGTTGCATCAATCTTTGAAATACCAGATTCAGCTTCATTACCAAAGCGGAAGACAAGTGTAGATGATTGATATAATGCTTCGCCACCTTTTGGTTTCATCTTAGGTTGTGCACCATAAACCAATGGAATTTGTACCCATGGTAAGTTACACACAACTAATCCAGCAAGATAAGGTGAATTTTCTTTTCTTGTTTTATTGATTCTTTGGTTTATACCCATATTGATTTTCTCAGCAAGAACGCCAGCAGTATGTTGTTTACCACCTTTACCTTCATAAGTCATTTTACATGGTACTGAACCGACAGAATCCCAAAAGAAACAAACATCTCTTTTTAATTTTCCTGATTCTTGTGCGTCAAGAACTTTATTAATTTTTTCAGTAACTAATTCTATCCAATCAAGTTCATCAAAATATAGAAAGTCACCAATCCAATCTTGTTTTTCTTCATCCCAATCAACCTGGAAACCCATCAATTTAGCATGTTCCCATGACCATTTCTTTTCAGTTATAAGAAACACAGGCATGATACCTTTCTTTTGTGCATCCACAGCTGAAGCAATAAGAGCGCTTGTCTTACCAGCGTTTGAGTGTCCTATAAACATGTTTATGTGTCCCATGGCAGGGCCTGGAAGACCTGTTGCTTCTAAGAATGCTTCACCACATTCAAGAAATAAATCTGGTTTATATTTAGTTGTACTCACACCAAGTTCTTTCTTTAAATCATCAAGTGAGTATTCAGTTTTTTTAATGCCTTTAGCCATAACAATTTTTTATAATTTGTATTAGTTTAAAAAACCCCCAAATTGCTTGGGGGTTTTGGTATGTTATTATTTACTTAGAAAGGTAAATCGTCAATATTCATTACCTCGTCTTCAACATCAACGTTGTTATTCGCAGTAGGTGCGGATGTTGGGTAGTTAGTAGTTTGTGTTGGTGTTGGAACGCTTTCATCATCTGATTGCGCAACAAACTTTTTAAGTTCTGAACTCCATACAGGTACTGAACCTTGTGCAACAATTCTCAAATATTCAACAGATTTCTTAGAATAAACATCTTTCCATGTTTTAGAATCATTCAACCAAGTATTCATTTGGTTTTCATCTGTAGAAAGTGGTGATGTTTCTTCAACCATGATTGAGGCTATTTTGGTAAATTCTTTTCCTTTACCTTTAGATGTGTCTTTTACAAGACTGATATAGATATCACGACCAGCAATAGGGTTCCATATAGCGCCAGCGCCACGACCTTTCGCTTCTTGTCTTTTGATGATTGCTTGTAATTTGTCCATTACACCTGTACCATTACTAACGTGTGCAAATCTCCAGAATTTAATTCCCTCAGCTTCTTTTCCTCTTAAGATACATCTAACGATGTAATAATCAGAAGCTCTATATTTTTTTGCATTTTCTTGGTCGATTTTGTCACCGCCTCTCAAGAACTGATAGGCATCGTTAAGTGGTGATTCTTCTCCATCCTGAGCAGGATCATAGAGTTTTACATAATTTTTCCCAACTTTAATGTTGTGGAATCTTTTCTTTTCGTAAAATTTGTACGGATCATCTTGGTTAGGTAGAACCCTAACAATCACTTCTCCTTCGTTTACACCTTCTGGTAAACTTAATGAAAGGTACTGTGTTAAATCAACTTTTTTACTTTGTGAAAAGTTTGAATTGTCCTTTGCTTTTGCATAATCTGTTGTTACGTCTTCGGTGGCTTTGCCCCAATCTAAATTTTTGTAGTCTAACATAATGTTTTAATTTTATACTACAATAGTAAGCATTATCAAAACAAAAGTCAAGTTTTTTAAAAAATTTATTAGAACATTTGTGTCTGGTAAGCCTTTCCGAACACTAAAATACCAGGGTTTTGTGAAACAGAACCACTCGTACTATCTTGAGTAACATATGATCCACCAGTACCAATTAAAGTATAGTGATTCAATGTTATTGAAATGAATGGCATTGAAATCATATTACCGCAAGCAAGATCAAAAGTAACACCGTCTACTGTAATATTGATAATGTCACTACCAGTACCGCAACCGATAAAACCAATCAAACCAACATTCCATTTTGGTGTTGTTGAAGAACCTTGATATGGTGTGTTTTGGCCTGTATTTCCTTGTAGGAAACTATTTGTTGAATCTGTATTACTGTCTGTTAAAGTTTGACCCAAAGTCAAAAGTTGCATAAAATTTTGTACCATTATTAAAATATTTTTGTCTCTCTTTTATCTTCATCATCATTATCAATATAGAAACTTTTCTTTACATCGTTTCTATCATAATTTGACATCAATGCGTCCATCATGGACATTTTATCTGGCTTACCTTCAAGTTCGGTTTGGTTTTTATAACCATTACCTTCCAAATAATCATCATCTGTTAAATTATAAGGATATGACTTTGCAGCCATAGCTTTTCTTCTTTCATCTTCTGTTGGTGGACGCATTAATTCAACTTGCTTTTCAAGATCATTCATTTTCTGAATAATTCCATCCATTTTGTTTAATTTACCATCAATGTCGTTAATCTTGTCGAATACCATTTGTAATCTATTCAAACTTCTGTGAGTTTGTTTTACAAGTTCTTTTGTATCATTTACAATATCAGTAACATCAATTTCAACATCAGGTTCGCCACCCATCTCTGGTTGAGCAGTCATATCTGGAGCTACTGGAGCAGCGGCATTAGGATCAGCCATACCAGCATCTGGCATAGGTGCTGCATTTGGATCTGTCATACCAGCATTAGGGTCTGCTGAAGCATCTGGTGCCATTGCAGTTGTGTCACCAGCTGCATTAGGATCAGTATCTGGTTCAGCTGGTTGTTCCTCATCAGCTTCATAAAACTTATAAACAGTTTCCTTCAAAAGATTGTCATTATAACCAAGAATTTGCTTATATCTCTTAACCTCATTTTCAAGTAACTTATCCGAAATATTCTTTCTCATATTATAAATTATCTAATATATGTTCTTCTTGTGTGGCTGATAGGCATATCTTCTCTAAGAAGTTCTCTACCATCTTCTACCACTAATTTTTTCTCAATAACGGTTCTTTCTATAAGTCCGTCCTGTGTTCTGATATAACATTTACCAGTAACTGCATCACAAACCTCTTCACCAACTTGATTATTTGCTGGGGTTTGGTTTATGAAATTATTTAATTTGTTATCAAAATTGTTCATAACAGTATTATTTACTATAAATAGTTATAATTTAACTAAAGTTAGGCTATATTAGTATTAGTATTTAATATGTTTGCCGCATATTTTGCTTTTTTTGCCCAACCTGATTGCGGTGACCCTTCATATATTCTGAAAACCCAATCATTTGTATAATTAATATCAGTACTTGTTTTAAAAGTATTAAAATTTTGATATGATGGTAATTCGAGAAGGGTATATTCTAATTGTACCTGCAATGTCATATTAGAAAATGCGGCTGTAATAAGGTTTTGAGTATTTTCTGTTTTAGGTATTTCTACTAATTTACTAACACCACATCTACTTAATAAATCAAGCCAAAATTTATCTTTATTTGGATTCCAATTAGAATATGTACCAGCGGCTTGTTCAAAGTTAGGTATTTCAATACCTTTACTTTTTGCATAGATAAGTACTTTAGATCTTCTACCGTAACCACCTACCCATTGAACTATACCAGCAGCATAAGTTTGATTTGGGTCATTATAACTTAACTTTTTATTATATGTTGTTACAATTTTCGGATTAAAATTAGATTCCACACTAAAGTTTCCAACTAATGATGCCGCCGCTTCTTTACTAAATCCATTTTGGATATAAAAATTATATGCTAATATAGCTGAGTTTTTATCATCAGAAACATTGGTATCTTGTGGTACACCTGCAAATGGTGGAAGTTCTTTCATGTTCGGTGCAATAGTTTTTCCATAACTAATATTATTTTCGTTATTATTTATACCATAAAACACAATTCCATTTTTTTGGTCATAACAACCTAAATATCTATAATTTGCCCCAGCAAGTGTATCAAATTTTAAATCATTGTTTGAGCTAACATTTAGAAAAACATATTCTTCAGAATTTTCATTATTAACCTTTATCGTATAAATATTATTCGTATCACTTGCAGTTTGTGATACGTTTTTATAATACAACATATAATATGCTTGCCATATATTACTCTTACTATAATCTATAGCATCGGTGTAATTATTTATAAAATTGATTTTAGGTGTTGTTTTTTTGTTTGGGTCAAATAAATCTGAACCATATGTTGATGCGGCATCTGAAACCAATAATTTTTGCTGTTTTAGTTTATTACTTGGCGTTAACAATTTCAAAACATCGTCATTAGTATTAGCTAAACCCAAGGCTGTAATTGTTTTACCTATTTCATTTGTTGATAAATCATCTTTATGAGCATTTAAAAGGTCTTGTAATGAGTCAGTTGCTGGGTTGAAAAAATATGTTGTTTCTTGTCCTTCCCAATTAGCTTTCAACTGTAATACTATATCAACCATATATTTCCTTATCACAGAAGGATCTGGATTAGCAGTTGCACCATTAGCAAAATATTTTGCTCTATTATAAACCATAATTAAAACAATCTTATAAATCTCATCTGTTAATGAAAAATGGGATACAAGCCAAGAATAAAGTATTTGCATACCATCAAAAGATACATACGTTCTGTTAGCATTCGATTTTTGATAGAATGTACCAAATCCAGAACCAACATTGTTTCTATCATTATATATTTGCCCTGTAGTAGTATTATTTGATGTGTTTTGTGCCAAAGTTTTAGTTAAACCTGTCAAAGTTAATTGTAAACTATTCAGAATATCACTTTTATTTGTTGTTTTCTTATTAAATGGTTGTCTTACACCCTTAAATGTGGTTGTCATATTATTCGCCGTAATATTGTGCTCAACGTTAGTTATCCAATAACTACCATAAAATAAAGGTACATTTTTAAGATAAAAATATGTGAGGGGTTGTATCATAACATTACCCATTGATTCTACTTGACAAGTATATGAACGTGTCTCCATCAAGGAAAATAAATTACCAGAAGCAACTTTTTGTGATGTTTCAGAACCATTATTGGTCAAATTAATTGCAGCTTTTATTGATTCTTCGGTATTACTAAATTCACTCGTATCTAATCTAACTTTACTGAACATATTCTGGTTTTTGTTACCAAAATCAACAATAAATGATGTTATATTACCTGTTTTAACATCATCAGGTACTAAATTTTTATTATCATTGAAATAAGGTTTGATTGGTTGTAAATCCAATGGAAATGAACCTGAATATGATGGTTTAGAGTTGCTCGTTAATTTTTTACTATCAACGCTTGATGTATGATTGATCCATTGTAAAATAAATGAAGGATTTGAATCTATTCTATCTATATCTAAATGTGTTCCAAAAATATTATTTGCATAATTAGCAAGTTCATTGTTAACGTTTGTAATTGGTGATAAATAATCAACATATGTATTCACTGGATGTAAAATAAAATCATTGTGTTGTGCAATATCACTGAATAAACCGAATACAGCTTTATTTGTTATCTCTGAATTTATTACATCGTTATCTGAATTGTTTGTTGTCGAAAATTTAAGTTGTAAACTATCAGACAAAGCTATCAAATCAATTAATATTTCACTACCAATATCTTTATTAGATCGGTCAACTATATTAATATATTCTATTAAATGTTTAGATTGATCTTTATCAAAAACACTATTTTCACCTGTATAAGAATTAATTGTTGTATCACAAACGGATATATCTTTGAACAAGTAATTATAAAATAAACCATTATTAATTTTACCCAATTCATCTAAAACATTAATAGAATCATATGGAACTTCTAATATTTTATTTGATTTATTATTGAATGCTATATATTTGTCAAAAAGATTTTTTACATTATAATATGTTTTAGATTTTAATTCATCAATAGTATTTTCTTTCTGAATTTGTTTCAGTAAAGATGATGCGGCATTAGAATTAAGGAAGTTAGAATTTATAGAATTTTTTATTGTATCAAGATATAAGTTTATATATTTTACATTTTTATAGTAAAACGTACTTACAAATCCTGTCAAATAATTAGTAATTTCTTTTGTAAGCAAATTTTTATTTTTTTCAAAGTATTGACCAGCACCAACTATTTCCCATAAGTATGAATCATTACTACTATTATAATTCGAAGTTGTATGAAGATTACTTACGGAAACACCAAAAGGATCATTCACAATGAAAGAATCTGAATGTGTCCAAACATTTACAATACTTTTTAAATAATCTGTAACCAAATTGAACATCAATACTAAATTATCCTCGTCAAATTTAACGTTCAAGTAGTTGAAAAACTCATTAATTAAAAAATTATAGTATCCTACACCAAAATTATAATTGTTGTTTTCACCATAATATAATTTTTTTGCTTTAGCTGCAACTGAATCACTATAGTATTTGAAAGCATCGTCATAGAAATATTTTTTGACTAAATTTGCTGTTTCAATTGACGTATCAGCATTATTTGCTGGGTCAATAATGTAATCCCCAAATACAAGTTTTCTGGTATAATATTTTACCTGACCAGCATCAGGATTAGAATTTTCATCAGTTAATATACTCAATGGTTTAATCCCATATATTTCACCAGCATAAGAATCTGAAACCGTTAACTCGCTTGGACTAACTTTGAAAATAACATCAGGTCTAAATATAAAATTTTGATAGTTTGTATATATAGTATCTTCTTGACCAGGTACTGCAACAGAACCAACAGTGCTGTAATTATTAATTGGTAATTTTTGAGCAGAAAATTCTTCTAATACTTTTTTATTGCGTATATATTGAGCATTTGTTAATACCGCATTGATTTTTGCGCTGATATAAAAATAGTCACAAAAATAATAATTATAACTTGAATAACCTACCAATAACATTTGAGCATCTTCTTGAGTTAGTTCGAATTGATCTGTTTTATAACCTTGGATGTCATTTTCATCTAATGTCATTATACCTTTCATCAAAGTCTCAAAGTTATAATTACCATCATATTTTTTGAAATAATCTTGTGTTGAGTTTGGTTCATAGACTTTATACGAAGATGCAAAATCTAAAAATATTGACTCGAATGTTTTAAATTTTTGAATATCTATTACATCATACAAATCATATAATCTTAATCTTAATGGATCAGTGAATTTATCATTTAAATCACAATACCCATCTACATTTTTATATAAATTATTCATAAGATTCGTAGAAATATCTGATACAGATAGTTTAATAGTTAATTTGTTTTCAATAAAATCATTTTCGGTTTTAATTAGATCAATATAATCATTGGTTCCAAGTTGTAAACCTCCCATACCAGTATCGTACCACAAAAACCTTGACGTGTTCATCATTACTGATCTATTATCAAAAATAATACTATCTATTTTACCGCTTTTGTTAAATAAATAAAGATTATCTGCATCATAAATATCTGAATTAGATTCATTTAATTTTATATATTGATTTTTATATAAATCATCTTTTGGTGTTATTAAAGTGGTTCGATAATTTATTGGAACATATTCGTTTAAATTTTTATTTCTACTTGTAAGTTTAAAAAAATCTGTTTCACCACCACCATCGCTAACAAAAGTTGCTTTCTGAAGGAGCGAAAGTGAATATGTAATATTTGTTATAATTTCAGTATTATTGTTTTTAGTATTTTGTGAAAGTAAATTATTTGGATAGAAAAAACCTCCAGCAGATGGATATAATAATACCACCAATTGTCCACTAACATTATTACTATCGAACTCATTAGTATCTTTATAAGTTTTTTCAGAATCCCAAAATTTTAATAAAAAATCTGTTACAACAGATATACTATCTAATAATGCATTATCAAATAAACCATTTCCAATAATTGCACCAAAATCATTCGTAAGATCATCATAAACAACGGATTCTAATGTATATGTTATACTTGTACCAAATTTTGAAACCGATTCTTCTCCAAAAAATCTACCAAATAAAATTTTATAAATAAAATAAGATATTGGACTTATATCTTGAGTTTTTGATTGAGCATTTTTTTTCGCAGTAAATTTCAATATCTTTATAAACGGTGTATTTCCAACAAATGATATACTCATATCTAACATAAGTGTATTCATTTGTGTTAAAATTGATAGAATATCAGCTTTTTCTAAACCACCTCTCAAATATGAATATTTCATTCTACATAGACACATGTAGAATTTATACATAAATTGATCGTTCTTATCAAACGTTATATTTTTAACTTGTTTGAAGTAATTAATTATATTATTACTTGTTGTTAATGTCGATGAACCTAATGAATCTTTTATAATACTATAGTGACCCATGAAATTAATACCATCATTATATGATTTAAATGATTTTACAAACCCATTTTCAGCACCATAATGGTGGAATAATGTGTTAGTATAATATATTGCGTCTGAAAAATATCCTTCAGTTGCACCTATTTGATTATTTACACCATTTTTATCAATCATGAAATTATAATAATCTTTCATGAAGTTAGAAAATGTACCGTAACCAAATTTAGGAATAAATGTATTATTTGTTCCGCTTGCAAATACATCGTTTATAACTGGAACACTTGCAAAATTTACAATTGATGGACTTAAGTGCTGATTAGTCCCATAAATTATAGTCCCATAAATTGGTGATGTATTAGAATTTAAATTCAGATTTATATTTAATACTTGATCAAGTTCGTAATTAAGGTTGTAAATATTTTTACCAAATAATCTATTATTTGTTTCATCAGAATGAAAGTGATATAATGCACCAAGATATAAAATCAATGGCATTGGTAATTCTGTAATACCAACATTAGATTTGAATAGTGAAACTATATTATCTTTTGAAAATAAAAATTTATTGGATTCTGTTTGTAAAGATGAAATTATATAGTGAGCAGCTTCTTTAAAATTACCTGTGATATCACTATTTGTTCCAATAGAAAATGATTCAGCAAAACAAATATTGTTAAGTGGAGTTGCATAACAAAGTGATGCGTTTTTGTTTGACCTATTTAGTAAAGCAAAATCTACATATGTTGAAAATAAACCTTTTTGATAATCTGTATAATCACTAAAATTATTTTTAGTATAATTATCTATTACACTCGGATTTGTCAAATATTCATTTGTAATGTTATTAATATCCATTTTAAAAATTATATAGATTTACGTTTCTTGTTTGTCCATTATTTGCATCATTTTTAAAACCAATCAATGCTAATAATGTGTCTTTATTATTTATTGTATATGTTAAAGTTGGTGTAATATCTGTATAACTTATTAAATTAGAATCAACGTTTATGTTGCTCACCACGGAAGTGTTACTTACAACTTTTATTTCTTCGTCAAATCTTTGGCCATATATGAAACATTTTGTATCGCCAGATAAAACTATATTTTTAGTTAATGTACTATAATCTATTTTAGATATATTAGCTTTCACGTTTGGTGGTACAAAAAAACTTGACTGATTACCATATGCACTTATATCATAATAGGGTGTTTGGGTTATATTGTTATAAATCAAAGGTGAATTACTATTATAAAATTGTTGTAAAAATTTTATATTTAAACCTGGCGCAAAATTTTTATTATTTGTAATAAATGAATTAATTTTATTTATGTTTTTAGTTAATTGTATTATCGTATAAGAACCATTAATTAAGGATATTTCATTAGTTATTACTTTATCCAAGTCAGTTGTAGTTACAGTACCATTATTAATAATTTTACTTTTTATAATACCGTAGTAACCATTACTATCAGATGTGTCCAACAATTGTTTGATATTACTAAATATCGATAATTGTAACTTAGGATCTGTTGTTTTTAAACCTATATTTGTAAAAATATCTAATTCAAAATTAGCAAAATTTTTGATAATTGATACGTAATCATTTGTAGAATAGTTTTTGAATAACAAACCAGAATATATCATATTAAGATTAAAACTATTAATCATATTATATATAATATCATATTGTGTTTGTTTATCTGAATTATAATATATATTATTAACACCACTATAAAAAGTATTAGATGTTACAGCTGGGATTGTACCTATTTGTGTGTTTTCGGTTGAAGGTTCAACTATTTTTTTGATAGCATCAATTGACTTATATATTTCATCAACAAATTGTACTTCAGACCAATTTTTATTAGATTGTACCAAGCCTGGATATTTTCTTTCAAAAACTTTTTTTTGTGTGTCATTTTGATCATATGAAACCAAGAAATAGTTTGGAAATGGATAAAATTTTTGTGTTACCCCTTGCGGTGTTGTTACATTTTCATACTCACCACTTTCTTTTTGTACACTATTTCTATCTTTGTTTGTATCAAATTCATGTAAAGCTTTTTTACCAGCAATATTCAATAATATAATAAATGTTTGAATATTGTTGAATAATATTCTATATATGTTATATGTGTTAGGTTGAAAACCAATCTTGTTTTGTATAACAGTTAGTTCTTCATCTATCAATGCATTATTTTTATCTGATTTAATTTTTGCTATATTATCAATCAACTTATTATATAATTCGGTAAACTGTTTATACCCATTATTATTTATTTTTGTATCATAAAATGTAGCCGATGGATCCGAAACATTTGTAGGATAAAGTGATATAAATGTTTGATTAGATAACGCAGATTTTAATTTGTTTTGTGTATCCGTATCAGTTATATCATTTATTGAGTTATCAATATGTTGTAAACCATTATTAAGTATCTCTTGACTTTTACCTATCTCATTAGTAACAATATTGGCATATTCAGCATCAGAAATAGTTTTCAGAATATCTAACGAATTTATTATATCTTTGATACCTAATAAACTGGTTGAATCAAACATATTCTTATCTAAATTATCTTTAATTTTATATAGATAAGGTAATGTTGGTGCTTGTTTGCTTAAGTCTATTATATATTTATTCAGTTTTTTTTGGTCGTTACTGTATTGTTTAGTAAAGTAATCATTCTGTGTTTTATATAATTGTTCTAAAATTTCATATCCAAGGTATTTACCATTTTTCTTTTTAAACATAAATGGTGCCACATAAGCATATATCAATAAGAATGAATTAAATATGGAAAAGGTTCTGGAAACAAATTCTGCATCAACAGTATAGTTACCTGTTTCTGGGTCAAATATCGTATTAGATTTTACTAAATTCAAAGGATAATCAATAGCTTTACCGTAAAAACCTTTAACTGTTAATACAAATGTTGGGTATGGAAATGTATAAAATAAATTATAAGGATTATCAATATCATTACCTCTTTCAAATAATGTTCTACCTTGTACATCAGTAAATTGTATTTTTACAATAGATGATGTACTTGGATTTTGACTGATAGAAATACTATCTATACCAAATGTTTCTGGATCTTGTATATTACTTGTACTCTTAAATTCTCCAGTGGCAGCATCAAGTGTTTTGTTACTTGAAAAAAAATCAGTATAATCAGTTGTTAATTTATTTTTATATATAACAACTGAATTACCGTCTGAATTTGACCCAAATGCTTTGATAGGGTTAAGCATATTAATATTGATAGATCCAACTGTTATTGGTTTACCAGTATTTTGTGTCTCACCAAAAAAAACAGATGTTGCTGGTCTTTTAAATGCTTTTAAATTAGCATACATCACCAGGTTTTCTTGTGCGACATATCTATCAGCTACTTGACCATTTTTTATGATTTTATTTGGGTCAATAATAATTACACCATCATTATTTTTAGTGTTTGTGGTAGTGTCAGTAACAATATACTTATCAATAAATATATTTTCACTGGTATCTAAAAAATTATTCGCCATAATATGCTAATTTCAATTTCATAACCGCCTTATAATCGGACATACTCTGATCTAAAGGGTATGGTACTCTTATAGAAGCATTATCTGGTATATTCCATTCCAAACCACCATATTCTGGGTTAGCTAACAAGATTAACCAACCAAAATATGGTGTATCATATTTATCTTGGCTAACTTTATCCAATCTTGATCTACCTACCTTATAAACAACAAATAAATCTGTTTCTTTTTCAGGTAAATGTACATATGGAACGGTAACACCATTACCGTTATTTGTAAATTGATTATATCTGTTATAATATGAGCTCATATAAGTTATTTAATATAAATATATTTTGATAGAAAATCAACAGTTTATTTTACAGGTGGAACAATACTTGAATATTGATATGTTAAAATATTATTCGTAGCATTATTTATTGCATTAATTGTAGTACCTGATGGACTATTATTAATAGAACTATTAATTTTGGTATTTATTTGACTATAATTTTTCAATCTTACCTTAACACTATAATCTAAATCACTACCTTTTAACATTGTTGCTGATGATAATTTTAATTTTTGTGGTGTTGATGGATTTGAGTTAGCCAATGAATTAAAAGCTGTATTTGCATATGTTGTGTATGGTGCTGTTAATTTATTCAAATAAACAGCATTTAAATTATTAAATTCAGTCAGTATACTTTGATTATATTTATCAACATTATTGAAAAAATCGTTTAATATTTTTTTAATATTATCCAGTTTTTTAGATTTTTGTTTGTCAGTTAAATCAAGTTTATTAATATTTGTTGTATACGATGTCATCATAGCATTTACATGTGTATCTTTGTTTACAAATAATGTATTAAAAAAATCCATCATGTTTGCTTCGGATAATGAACTCATAAGATAACCATTTACTTGACCTTTCAATGAATTTAAATTCATTTTAGTTGTTATATCTGGGGTTGTACCTGACAAAATATAATCAATATATGAATCAGTCAAACTGATTGTATAATTTAACGCACTCGATAAATTATTCACATTTGTATTGAATTCCGAATCATTTGAATTAACTGATATTACATTGTAATAATCATATGGTGATGCACCATTTGCTGTACTGTTTGCTGGAAAAAGCAAATTATAAAGATCCTCAGTAACACTTGGTGTGTTTTTTTCCATTCTTACTTTTAAAGAATCTTGAGTACTTTTGATTGTAATTTGGTAATTTTGTGAATAATCATTCAAAATTAAACCCAGAGTTTTGTTTGAAAATTCCAAAAATTCATGTGATAATTTTTCAAAAACATAAGTCAACTGGTATTTGTTTTGTAAATATGTTCCTTGACTATTAACATTTTTTAATGAAGGTATCAACCCTTGAAATTGGTAATCAACAACATTAGTTTGACTATCAAATTGTATTTGTGGAGTAGTAATTGTATTATCAAAACTTTTCAATTCATAATTTGTAGTATCCCCTGTAGTAGTTTTTGGTGTATCAAGATCATCACTTTTAGGTAAAACCATTTTTGAATCAATATTATCAAAATTAGTGTTATTTAGTAATAATGATGAATTTATAAATGATGATTGATTAGATATTTGTCTAAAATAATAATAACCATTACCAAATAAAAATTGATTATTTGGGTTTGAACTTATATTAAAAACATCACCTAAATTTATAGGTTTACCTTTTGAAATATCATTATTAGTAGAACCTGTATAATCGTATATTGTTAAATATTGAGAAAAAGGATCATAACCAAACAATTGTGATACAGGTGTTTTTATTTTATTTTCGTTTCTAATAATCTCATATAATTGATTAACTTTACTATTTGTTGTTGTACCATCATACCCTGACAACACAGCATTAATTCCTGAAAAATAGGTGTTAAATGAATATATATTGTTTGTTTGATCAATATTTTTTTGTTGTTTGGTTAATAATAAACTAATTGTATAACTATTAAGTTGTGTTGAAATGTAATTTTGAAAGATTATTTTTAAATCTTTAGAATTCAATTCCTTATTATATCTATCAAATAAACCAGTGTCTATAAACCAATATACAAGTAAATCATTATACAATTTATTTGTTATATCTATATTAAAATGTGTGATCAAAGCTCTTGTGTAATCATAATTTGTTGGTTTTTTCAAATACAAACCTGCTACATCTGAGGAATCGTATTCACCATCCGTCATATATCCTGGATTATATGATTGTCCAGTAAATACTGAAGATATTTTTGCTGTTGGGTTAAATCTTGGTGTTGTATAATATAACATCTGTGGATATAGATGCAACTGTGTTCCATAAATGTTATTGAAACTTGTTCCTCCATATTGGCTATAATCATGAAAATCTTTTATATTAACATAATTACTATATTTAGCTTTAGTTCCAAAATAACTGTTTACTGTTGTACTATCAATTGTACCTCCTGTAACAATATTATTTATTATATTATCCATAAATGTTTTGTCATCATTATCTACCTTACCAACATAATCAACATTCAATAATTTCGATAGTAAAAATGATGATTGATTTGATGAATCAAATACTA